CAACCCAAAAATGTTTTGTTAGACTTTTAGTTGCAACTTTCTCAAATGTTTTACAGTGTTCTATCTTCTGTGCATTAGGAAATCTCTGCTTGAACACTGTCCAACCATCGATATTACACTCACCATTGCTGACAAAAAAGATATCATACATACTTTTGACTATAATAGGTAGTACCTAATCTAATAGTTTCCTCGTATAATGCCATTACGTATCTACTTTCTTGCGGATCCAATGTTGGCCAATCTAATCCTAAATTGGTTCTTATCTCGTTACCTAACCATTTAGTTTTATCAACCAAACCAATTTCATCTGTTTCGTATTGCTTACATTGTTCATTATAAAGATCACGTAGTGATTCAAAATCTCTAACTTGAATATGATCCCAGTCAGTACAGTTTGTAAGATATGTTCCTAATCTTGCACCATAAATGGCCCATAAGCCATTATCAATATGAGAACCAACTGTACTCCATATCCTTAATCTATGCAAGTTGTGCCACCATATACGCTCTTCGATCTCCATAGGCGGAACTTGTAATCCGCCATCTAACGTCATCTTAACTCCTTCACGGAATCCCGCTCGCCAAGCCATAAAAGGAGTTTCATTGATAATTGTATCACTATATGTAACTGGAAAGTTTCTATAACCTTCTTCCCAGCAAAAATCTACTTGTGCTCTTTCACTATCTGCATTTTCGTGTGTTTTCATATCAAGGATATGCTGGCGATGCCATAACTTTAAGCCACCATTTCCGTAACGCAACCCATTAACATTATTTCTGCCGCACCAACTATATGCACGGATTTTTTCATTTGTCATATCTAAATCTAAATCAAAAAACTTAGGATCAACAATGTTGTCTGCATCTACAGTTAGTACCCAATCTGTTTCTGCTGCTTCTGCTGCTGCTTTGTGTGCGTGGTCTGATCCTTTTACACCGTGTATACGTTGCGCCCAAGGAACTTTATTACAAAGGTCGGCATAGTGTAAATCAGCATTTGGCTCATCATAACTTAAAAAGAAAACATCAAATTCTACTACTTTTGTCATACTTCCTCGAATACATAATTTTTAAAAAGTCTGCGTGTAAACACACTAGCATCATCTGGACATTCGCAAGTAAATTCAAATGCTTTACCTACTATATCATCTAGTTTAACACTAGCGGTATAGTAACTTGTGTGTGGATCATTATATTCACATATATCAAAACTTAAAATAGTTTCACCGTCCCAAAATATTTTTCTTTTTGCTACTGGTTCATCTCTGTTTAATTTATATGTACCACCAAACTTTTCTGATAGTTGAACTGTAAATTTATCACCTTTGCGTGATACAATAACATCAGGTTCGTCTATATCCGCCCACTTAATATCTATTACTCTATGTAGTACGTCATCAATTTTAAAAAGATTTTGTACTTCAGTAATCTCTAAACTTCCTGATTGTACATCAATAAAACATTTACTTAAAGGAACTTCACCTTCTAATATTGCAAGTGCATTTTCTTTATCAATTTCTATAGTATTTTTAAAACGAGTTGTGTCAATAGAGTAATCAGGACCTACACAAAGTACCTGACCTGATTCTTTGTCAAAGGCTGCAAGATATGTAATAACTGGTGGTTTCCAGTTCGCAGCCCATTCATCAAAATCTGGGAGGTCAGGAATTTCTCTTATCTTTTCTTCCACGCTATTTCCTCCAATATGTTAATTGTTTCTAATGTAATTTTATCCTTTTCCACATAATGTAAAATATCAGTTTGTTGGAAATTTCCTATTTTAACTTTTGCATTTCTATCAAAATAAAACCCTACGTGATCAGATACTGTGTCTGCTGGATAAGGCCAATTTTGTATCATACCTTTCATATGTACAACACGCGGAAACTCTAAAGGGTATGCAATATCATCAGCAACATCTAAAATTTTTGCTGCTAGTGCAAATGCTTCGTCTGTTCCTACAACTTTAGGTTTTTTATTAACTAAAAATTCATTAGAATATCTGTCTGGATTTTTAATAATTTCTCTTTGTAGGTTAAAGAAATCTTTTGCTAATGTACTATTTTTAACAAAAAATGTGTAAAAGGAATATAAGTTAGGTAAATCGTTGGCTGTAAAACATTTTCTGTAATGATCATCAGTAACTAGTTCGCCTCTATATGTGTATGCATTGTTAGCAACATATAGTTCACTGTTGTTGATAAAATACTCTGCCCAATGGCTGTAATCTCTAAAAAACAGCATATCTGCATCTAAGCATACAGTATTTTCAAAAGGTGTTAGTGTATCCATATAGGATCTACTATCCCAACCTTCTGGACCTTTCCATTCAATTACGTGATCAAACACCCAGGTCGAAGTGAAGTTTTCAATATGATCCTTATTGTCTATTACTAGTGCAACTTTGTCATACCCTTCTTTTTGTGTATTCTTGATGCTTAATGCTAATGCATATGCAAGACGTGTGTAATTTGTGTCAGCACCTTCATTAACAATAATTAAATATCCAAAGTCAATCATATTAACTCCATTAGTTGATTAATATTTCTTGTAATAGATTGTTTATTCATAATATGAATATCTCTACCTTTAATATTACACAAAGTATAATCATTTAAATTTGCAGTTAGTAGTTTGATACCGTTTGCATCGACTTCATAAATCATATCTTTATCTGGCACTGAAAGTACAGGCGGCATTGCATAATCATCATCTGTTTCAAATCCATACATAATATGTCTAGCGATAGCAAATGAAATATCATTTCTATACATTCTGCTATCAAATCTATAAAGGTCTGCAAACTTTTTGTAATTGTCTTTAATATGTTTTACTAGATCAAAAAATACTTTTGTATTTTCGTTTTTTGTAAACATAACTGTTGTTGCCCATAAAAGTTTTACACCTGTTTCGCTAATATACTTGTCTAAGTATCCTACTCTACTTCCTTGAACATCGTTATATTCTGGAGAGATGAGCAAGTCTGCATCAATATTCCAATATTCATTTAGAGAATCACTAAAAACAAAATAATCGCAATCTATCATTAGTGTTCTATCATAAGGTGTAAGATCCCAAACACTGGATCTATTACTATTTTTAAATGGAGCAACTACACTTTCTTTTCCGTCATTAAATTTTCTTTGTTGTGTATCTTCGGGTCTGTCAACTGTAATAATATTTTCAAAAACTTCGAGTGCTTTTTTCCATAGATCAGATTTGTGCATCCAATCAACAGTTGATTGATCTGTAACTAAACTAACAGGAACCTGTAGATGTTTTTTAGCAAGGCCACCGGATACAATAGCCATCTTAGCATAATCTATCTGCCTGTTATTGTGTGCAAATATTAATATGCCTTTTTTCACGATACTAGTGTCTCTACTGATCTACTTTTTTTAATTTTTGTATATTCTTCGTGATATTCAAATGTTGCTGTGAAATATCTATCAAAAATTTCATCTCTAAATTCTTCCAACTTTTCTACTAAAATTGGATTTTCATTTGTATCTAGTATTACTACATTTTCTGTTCTATCTTTATTGATAAGCATTTCTACAAAGTTTAATAGATTTCTATCAATTTTAAAAATACCACCATTCTTACCATATGTAAGTCTAGCGTCAATCTTTTCTTTTAGGGTTTTGCGCTGAACAGAAAGTGTTTGACGATACTTGGAAAATTCCAAAGCATCTTTATATTCATTTTGCATAATAACTCCTTTATAATGTACGCATATATTTATTGGTACATCTGGAGCGTAAAGGGGATTTGTGGTAGTAGTTTTTAGCCTATTTCTATAATAGAACCAATGTTTACAATAGGTGTAGCAATGTTGAAACTTCCTGCTCCGCCTGGTTGTAGTGTTCCTGTTGCTTCTGTAGTTTGAACGCTTACAGAAACTTGTCCATCTACTACGTCAGGACCAAAACCACCATCACCTGGATTCGATGGTCCAACTACAGGCGGACCGCCTTGCTCCTCGTGATCATCAATCAGCTCTATTCTAATTTCAATAGTATCAGCACCTGTTAGATGTGGATTTGCTTGGTTAGGAGTTCTAGCAAAAATTCTGTATCTGTTTAGTGAATAAGGACTTGATCCTACTACATCAACATAAGGATCTTGGAAAGTACTTGTGCATTTATAAAAGTTACTACCATTAAATGTAGGACCTGCTCCAGTACCTGGATGATTTCCGCTAAACTTTTGTGTTCCTGCTGCATTTAAAATACTAGTCCAAGAAGCATTCTGGTTAGTAGACAGTCCTCCGGATCGTGTTGTAGTGATATCAATACTGCTACCGCTGTTAAAAAAGTGTCTACTTTCGTCTAGATCGCTAAACAACACGAAAATTGTACAGGTAAGTGAATCACTCCAGTTATCACCGTAAGTTGGATCTGGCCAAGTTCTTTGTACTGTCCCGTGATTTACTGTTCGTCTTTGGCCTGCAACTGCTAGGTTTCTAGCATTTGCGTAGATATCATTTACAAATGCTGCCCATTTATCAACTGGCTGTGAAGGTCCACCTGACGCTGGTGCTTGGTATTTAATTTTTTTACGTTCAGTAACTTCAAGCATACTAACTTCATTTGAACCACTTGGAAGTGCGTTATTTAAATGTGTGTATGCATTCCAAATGTCATATCTTAAATCAGAATACTGTTGTACAGTAACTCTATCACTTGTGCTTACCTGCGAACTTAATACAGGCTGACCATATCCTAGCCAGCCAAAACCATCAGACTTACCGTCACCTAAGACACGCTGTATCTTAAGTTGCATATCATTATAATAATCTGGGTCTATAAGTTCGTGTGTTGCTGGCATTCGTTACCTCGTTACACTATTTACGTCGCTGTAATGTTAGACATACTAAAAGTTGGCGATGTAATGGCAAACGGGTCTAAGTCAGGTTGCAATGACCCTGTTGCTTTGATCTCTTCTGCAACTATTGATAATGTGCCATTTACAACGTCATCTGGTAGCGGTCCTGGTTGTGGATCGTCAGTGTAATTATCTATTAATTCTACTTTTATTGTAAAAACTGTTGCAACTCCAGTTGCGTTATCTGGCTGATTACATTTTGCAGACAGCCTATATGTATTTGCTGAGTATGGTGTTGATGAATCTGTTTCGTGATATACTTGGTACGAGTCGGTTAAATTATAAACATTTAGATCATCCTGTGCTGCTGCTCCAAATTCTTGTTCGCCTGCTGTAGTTAAAGTATTAGTCCAAGAATTATTTTGCTGTGATGAATCACCGCCTGTTCTAGTAGTAGTGATTTTAATTTTTCCACCACTGTTCCAAAAATATCTTGCTTGATTAGCATTAGTAAAAGTTGCTTCTACTTCTGTTACAGCATTGCTGCTCCAATCCGATGTAAAAGTTTTTGTAGCAATGTTACTAATCACAGACTGACTGGTTGCTACTACAAATCTATCACGTCTCGCTGCTTGAATTAAATTTGTATAACTTTGAAATGGTTCTGATGCTGTAGCAAGAATAGGATTTGTAATTTGTGCTAGTACAGGATTTGGTAATACTCCTGTTTGATGAATAAGTATGCTCATCAAATCAAATCTTAATTTATCAAATTCTGTTTTTTCAATTCGTTGTCCTTGAGTAACAGTTTGAGAAATAATAGTTTGACCGTACCCGTACTGACCTGCTCCAGTTCCTAACGTTGTTGTGATTAGAGAACTTAGATCATTAAAATCTGCTGCAAGTATTTGATTTCCGGATGATACAGGCATTAAAGAACCACCGCTTCTACATAATCAACACCATCTGTCGATGCTTCTAGTGCAATGGCAAATACATCTGCATTGGCTTTTGAAACTGCTCTTGCAGTTCCATCTGCTGATGCAATAAGTCTGCTGCCTTTTGCAACACTGCCTGAAATTTTTACTGGTACTCTACCTTTCAGTGCAATATACTGTCCGCCATCTAAAATAGTATTCATCATAAAAGCGGGGCTTTCTGATATAACACCTAATGCTCTGTCACCTTCTTGACACTTTGTAACTTCGGCTGAACCGCCTACTGCTACTACTGTGCCGACTTCATATTCTTCGTCAGTTAAATATTTTTCTGCTAAGTCAGCATAACGTGCTGCTGTTGCAGTTCCTTGGAATAAGTTTGCAAGTATATTTCCTGATCCGTCTCTAGCAGCAATTGTATTTGCTGTTGCTGTTGTTTTTGCTGTTTTGTAAGTTGGATCTGAATCTACAGCAGTATCGTCAATTTTAATTCTATCTGCTTTTGTTGCTTCGCCTTCGAATTTAGTTGCATACAACTTACCAGACGCATCTCTAACTGGGATACTTGTACCTGATCCTGGAACACTTGTTGAAGGTTGAATACTATTTAATGCACTTGCGTTTGTTGCAGTACCTGTAAGCGAACCTTGAACGTTACCAATTAATGTACCTTGTACATTTGCACCAGGATAACCAATCTGCTTAGTTGCAGAATTAACCATAATTGCATTACTGCCATCAGTACTAATAACATTACCACTAACGTTTCCTGTAACGTTTCCTGTAACGTTTCCTGTTAAGTTACCAAATGTTTCAACAATATAGGCTTGTTGCCATTTATTAGATGCCCTACCTAGATCAAAAATATTGTCTTCACCTGGGAATATTCCATCTACATTAATATTAGCAACATTTCTATTTGTAAGTCCGTCTTCAACAATTCTAAAGTTGATTGGATTACCTAATTGCGAAGTAACTCTAATTTCATTTTCATTTTCAATGTGTACTTTAAGATCACTTTGGTCACCAACCTTAAAGCCATCATCTAAAAATGATATAAGGTTTTCAAACGTAACGTTATCGCCCCTTAAAAATTCTGATGCTTGAATAAACGACCCGTCAACAACTAAACCTAGTGCAGAACTACTTGTTCCCCAGTAATAATGATTTGATGATGTAATACCATCGTTGTTAGTATTAACAAGTGTTAATCCTTTCTTGACTAAAGTAAACCCATCAATTGGATTTACAGAAGTATTAAGTGTAAATTCTGTTTGCGATACAATCGCCATTACTTTACCGCCAGCAGTAATTCTTAAAATGCTGTGGTTAGTATTACCTGTGTCTTTAACTACCTGCGCAGTAACACCTGAACTACCTAAGTCTGGTGATGCTTCAGGTCCTACTAGAATAAACTCCGCACCTGACCAAGCATATAACTGTTTTGCAGATGAGTCCCACCAAAGGTCACCTTGTGCAAGTCCGGATGGTGCAGTTGAACTTACTTCTGCTCCGCCTGCTGCTTTCCATTTATCACCATCGTAAAACTTTAATCTAGCATTTGCACTATCAAACCATACTTGACCTTTAACTGCTTTAGGAGGTTGTGTAGTATTTGCAAAATTTTCAAGTAGATGAAGGAAGTTTTCGTTCTGAACTTCACCGTATCCAGCATAGTTTTTACCTACGAATCTCAAATCCGTGGTAGTGTCAATTGTACCGTCTTCTACGGAAGTTAAAAACTGTCCATTAAATTTATCTACTGCGTAAGCCATTTTGTTTTTCCTAGTTCACTTGTATTTATCGTTTCTACTTCATCAGCATCAGGCATACCCAGTTGCTTTGAGTAGTACTTGTACTTACGGAATGTATATCTGTAAGTGAAAATTCTATTCCTTGCCCTCTATTAACCGTAATTGTTGCTCCATCTACATATATGCTACTATTATCAGTTAAACTATATGCTACAATTGTACCTGCTGCTGTAGCATTTTGCCAGGTATTCATTGTATCTAATCTTCCTGTATTAGCAGGAAATGTTAAAAAATATCCTATTACTGCTTTATCAATATCTTCAGAAGCAAAACAAGATTTAAAAGTTGATCTCTGAGTTCTATCCCAAGTTTTCCACTTTGATACTTCATATTTGCTTAGATTACCATAATTATTTGCACCTAGTCTAATACTATTAGACACAAAGTCAACATTAGATCTTAATGTATCAAGTGCTGTTAAGTTTTCTGTGCTCAATGCTGTTTTATTAATATGTGCCATAATACCTACTCGTAAAGATATACCAATGAATATCTTTTATTGTTAACCGGTGATACACTATGCACCGGACCTATTCCATTTATACAAATTCCTTGCCCAATAGAATCCTTAACGAATGAATTATCTTCATCAATAAGTACTCCATCATCACTATCTTGTAATGCAATTACTAAATTTTTTCTATAGTAATCAAAATCTCTATGCTTACCTAAATAATCACCTACGTTATATCTATTAATTGCAACCTCTGCAAGTCTATGTTCGTCAAAATGAGGAGCAATTGATTTTAAAAAGTCAACAACGTGTGTTGGCATTTGTCTATGTCCACAAAAATCATAAGAGCAAGAAGACTCTTCAATTTGTCTAGGTGGAGTAAGTTGTGAACGTCTGATCCATCTCGGATCTTCTAGACTCTCGGCAACTTCTCTAGCCTTGATTGCTGTATCTTTATCCAAGTAATTAGATATCTCGTATGTCATCACCATACTCCTGAATAGCACCTTCATATTTCTCAGCAATCTCTGATTCAATATCTTCCGTAGTTTTGTATTCAACTTGTGGATTATTTCTAAAGTACTCTTTTCTAATACCATTAGCACGTCTAACTTCAGTAATAAAGTCATTCATTTCTTTTAAATCTTCTGCTTCAATTCCTGCATTGTCTGCTAGTCTTTCAATTGCAGATCCTAAAATACTTAATTGATCTTCTAATGGATACTTGTCTGTAATTCTGTTTCTTGCAAGTGTGTTTAATGCATCTTCTGTCATTAAAGGTGTTGCATTTACATCATAAATTTCATAGTTGTCATAGTCGCCTCTAACATTTTCATTTTCGAGATCTATTTCAACTTCTCTATAAAGATATAAATCATTATTCAGTAGTGAAACATCATCAACCATTCCAAGAACAGTTGTAAACTTTCTGTTTAATTTATTAAATTGTGCTAGTGCTGTTTCTCTATTCATACCAATATTTATCCTGCATTACTCCACGAGCCATTTGAGTTCTTTTTAACGACTCTTCTGTATCTATCTGAAATGCTAACACTGCCGCCGTTTGAGTTAGCAGGCCTGCTGTAATTTCTTTCTTCCCAAAATGCAACTCTTGTTCCTGTTGGGTAACTTACATATGTTGCTTGAACATTTGCCAGTGTTGTTGAACCTGCCCATAAAGTAAGTGCTGCTGAAACTTTTTCATCAACATATTGTTTAGTTGCTGCGTGTAAATTTGTTGTAGGAGCAGAATGAAGTGTTAAAAATCCTGTCATTGTACCGCCTGCTTTAGGAACAGCATTTGGATCTGTAATGTTGATATTGCTTGTTCCGTCAAATCCGACGCCGTTAATAGTTCTTGCTGTTTCTAGTGCTGATGCTGTTGTTGCATTACCACTTAGATCTGCTGTAATAGTTCCGGCAGCAAAGTTACCGCTGCTATCTCTAGCAACAACTTTATCCGGTGTATTTGCTGTATCTGCATCTACATCAAGTGTTGCACCGTAAGAGCCTGGAAATTCTGTTTTACCATTACCATCTAAATAGTTACCAAATACTAACGGATTAAATGATGGTGATCCCCAATATGGTGCTCCAGAACCGCTTGATAAAATAGTTTGACCTGGAATACCAGCAGCAGTCATTTCAGTATCGCCGTTTGCATTTTGATAAGGAATACTTCCTGCTACACCGCCTGTTAAATTTTGTGACGAAACAGACAACGTTGCATTTGTTGCTGTGCCTGTTAAATTACCTGTAAAGGTTTCAGCGTAAGCGTTTTTAAAACGTAATGATGCTTTACCTAGGTCGCCGTCTAAATCAGTTACCGGAACTAAACCACCTAATGGTCCAATACCATCTGTTACTGCTGTATCATTACTAATAATTTTTAAACTAAAATTATCACTAGGATCCATCACTTGAAGTGTAAGTTCTGCATTTGCTTGAATAATTGGTTCAGCAGTAGCATTTAATTCTAGTTTATTGTTGACAGTAACCTTTGTATCAACATCAAGTTCAACAAGTGTTCCTACTCTTTCTAAATTAGATGAAACAACTTGGTTTGCAATTGCTGTGCCTGTTAATGTAAATGCATCTGCTGTAACAGTAATATCCGCTGTACCGTCAAATGCAACACCATTAATATCTCTAGGTGTTACTAGTCTAGTTGTAGTAGATGAATTACCAGTAAGTGTTGCTCCGATAAATGCTGTTGCTGTTACAACATCAAAACTACTTGTTCCTGATGCTGCTGTAACATTACCTGTTACATCACCTACTAGGTTTGCTGTAATTGTTCCTGCTGAAAAATCTCCGCCACTGTCTCTAACAACAATTTTACCTATTGTATTAGATGATGTTGCATCAATAGTCCAACTAGTTGGATTGCTACCATCAAAATTATTACCAATTATATATGGACCTGATTCTAATGGAGCATTAGTAGTAGAAGTAATGGTAATATCTTGACTTCCATCAAACCCTACACCATTAATTTGTCTAATTGTTTTGAATCTTTCTGCTGTTGTTGCATTACCTAAAACATTTCCTGCAAAAGTATTATTAGAATTTATATTATATCCTGCATAGATATTACTAAATCCTGTTATTGCATTGTCTGATCTAATTGTAAATGTATTACTAGCAACGATTCCAATAACAAGTCCATTTACATAAACTTTAATAATAGGATACTCTACATCATTAGTAGCAAATACTGATTCTGATATAGCCGCAGTAGTGTCAAAGCCTTCAGAAACTTGTGGACCTATTAGGTGCCAATCTGTACCTGTCCATACGTGTAATTTTTTGTAAGGTGTTTTAAACCAAAATGCACCGAGTGGTGGATTAAGTGGTGGATCATCGCTTACTTCTGCTTCGCCTGCCGGTACCCAACGTACACTGTCATAAATTTTTAATTGATTAGTTGTAGTGTCGAACCAAAGTTGTCCTTTTATAGGAGTTGCTGGAGGTGCGTTATTAGAAAAGTTTTCTAAAAGGAATAAAAAGTTTTCGTTTTGTATTTCGCCATAACCGATATAATTTCTACCAACTAGTGTAAGACTTGTAGTAGTATCGACTGTAGCATCTTGTAATACAGTTAACTCTGTTCCATCAGTTTTGTTTATTGTATATGCCATCTATCGCTCCTAATCTCCTTATGGTAACACCGTATCTGATACGTGTGTCCAAACATTTGCTAATAACTGAAACTCTTTAATAATTCTTGTTGTTGTAATGCTTGGTGCATCAACTGTTGCTTGTGATACTGAAACGTTAGTTACTGCATCTGCTGTTCCTGATGGAGTATTAAATGTTGCAGTTGATTGAGAAACCAACGGATTAATATCTAAACTAGTTGTCGAGTTACTTAATAGTGTACATAAAATTCTTGCTGTGGTACCATCTCTGTATTCGCTTGGCGGAGCCAAGTTTGCCAAAACATTTGTAGCAATATAACTGTTTGGTTTACCATCTGATAAGTCCATACTAAAATGAACTGTTCTAGTTTCAATAGTGTTATCAGTGTATTCTTTTGTTGCAGCATCTTGAGCACTTGTCGGATCACTCAATCCAACAATTCTAGGAGCGCCAATTAATGATATGTTACCTGTAGTATCAGGTGCAAGTTCTAAATCTAGTGCGCCCGATAGTGTACTAATTCTATTGTTTTCTAATCTTAACTGTGCAACTGGTGGTGTCCCTGGTCCAACGTTAACAACGTTTTGAGTACCAAAGGCTGTAACACCTGGAATACTTGTAATTCCAGCACCTAAACTGTTTCCAGTAAGTACAGGAATACCATCAATACTAAAGACTTTACCTGCTGATAAATTAAAGTTTTCTGAACTTGTCCAAGACTGCGAAGCAAGTGCAGGGTATTCAGGAGTGCCTGGCAATCCTAAGTTAGACCACATAATCACGTGGTCAGTTGTTCCTTTTAGAATAACTCCGCCGCCGTCTGCAATAATGTCAGTATTACTTCCACTATCTCCTGTTTGAGCAAGTATAATATACTTGTCTTCGATTTCTAATGATGTTTCTCTAATAACAGCAATGTCGCCATCATTAATTGTAAGTCTACCACGTACAGTTAAGTCGCCGCCTACTTCTGCTGATCCTGCGATTTCTACTGAACTAGTTTCTTTACCATCATATAATTTAATTGTTCTAGTTGATGAGTCAATGGAAATTGCTTCTTCCTGTGTAGTTGCATCTGCTCTGACGTCAAATATAATTTGTTTGCCTGTTGCTTGGTTTGATAATCTAACATTACCATTACTAACCTGTAACACACCTTGACCACCAGCACCAAACTGTAAACCTAAATCACTTTCAATTTGAAGTGCATTTTGTAAACTGTTTGCTGTATCTGTTCTAACATACAAACTAGCATCAACATTGTTTAGTTTTTCTGAGTTTGTAGTTGTAACATCAAACTTAATACCTGCAAGTGTACCTGCATTGAATCCTGGAATAATACTTCCTTCATATCCTTCAATGTTATTTTTAGGTGTAAATGTATCTTTAGAAAATATTCCTAGTAGTACACCGTTATTGTATAAACTAGTAATAACACGAGTTTGGTTAAGTGTATCAAGAATACTTGTAACACGCAATCCTGACACGCCTTGAGAATCTGAATAGTCAGGTCCTAGTAGAATTGTATTTGTACCGTCGAAGAAGTATAACTGTTTGTCACTATCGTTAAACCACAAGTCACCAACACCTAGTGTTTCAGGTTGTGTACCAGCAATAGTTGCAGAACTAACAGGAACAAATGCTGTTCCTGAATATACTTTTAATTTTGCTTCCGAGGAGTCATACCAAATTTGTCCTCTAATAGGCTGGGTTGGTTGAGCAATACTTGCAAAGTTTTCTAATAGTTTAACAAAGTTTTCATTTAATGCTTCGCCAAAGCCACTATAGTTTTTACCAATAAGAGTTATATCAGTTGATATAGTATCAATCTGACCGTCGGCAACCGTTGCTACAATCGACCCGTCTGTTTTATTAATTTGATATGCCATCTAGTCTCTCTACCTATTAAGTTGTTGTAAATTTCGGTGGTCCTGATCTAATAATATAGTTTACAGTCAAGAATGGATTCATAACACCCACTGGTTGACTGAATGCTACAGAACCATCTACTTTAATTCCGCCTGTGTTTGGTTGATAAACAGCACCGTTTGATGTTGTTGGACCTAGGCCGAAGTCTGCATCACCAACTGCACCGCCGCCTACTGCAACTGATGAATATTGAATACTGTTAACAATAAATGAGTGTTCGTGCTGTGGCAGGTTATTTTTATTTAAAACAACTGTACTTTGTCCACTAGTGCTACCTAGTGTTTGTGCTGCTGTACCTTCTACTCTTGCAGGAGTAGGTTCGCCGCCACCGTTATCAACAAAGCCGCCAGTACCATTAGGAACATCAATGTTATTATCCATATTGTGTCTACCTAATGCAAAACGTCCTCTTAAATCTGGTACTCTATATGTGCCTGCGCCGTTTAATGTAGCAATACCGTTATATCTTGTTCCAATAACGTCGAACAAATCTGGAAACTTAGCTCTTTCAATTTCGCCACCATCACATAACAGATACCCATATGGTACATTATTTCCTGCAAATGGCATAATTGATCCAATTGGAACACCTAAGTCACCGATAAATGTATTTCTACTTTGTCTTAAAAGTCCTGTGCTGTTGCCTGTTTCTGAAACTGCTCTATAAACTAGAATTTCATCTCTTATTTCTGAAACATTAGGTGTAGGATTGTCTTTACCTTGAATAATATTTGATGTTAATTCTGTTGTAAAAATTTTATTTGTTGCGCCAACTTGTCCGTCAAACTGAATAGTATCCGAAATAACATCTCCAGCAATTTGAAAACTTGTAACATTTTTTAAGTTAGTTGCGGTGTTAGCATTACCTGTGATGTTACCATTAATTGTTCCTTCAATTTCATCAGCAATAACTTTTTTAGCATATACACTGTTCCATCTTTTAGATACAGTACCCATTGTATATGTGTCAGTGGCTGCTGGTTCAAGATTTTTAGTAAACGTGTTTCCTGAAACACTTAATGCATTACCTACAAGTAAGTTCTTACCTACTGCAACGCCGCCGGATGTAACAATAGCGCCTGTATCTAAGTTAATAGTTTCTTGATTGCTAGTTACTTTAATTGTACCTGTAATTTGCGCATTGCCGTCAACATCTAATTCGTTATCAGGCGATGCAACGTTAATACCTACTTTATTATCTGCTACTCGTAAAATAGTTGTTGGCACACCGTTTCTGTTTGTTTGAATATCTACTGAACTACCAGATGAACTATTATAAATTTTTGCAGCAGTTGCTGAAGTACTGATGTTAAAGTTACCGTCAATACCAATTGTTAATCCACTATTGTTTCTTACGTTAATACCAAAATCTGTTGTGTTAACTTGATCTGATCTTAAAAATGTTCCTGCCGCAACTTCAACTCCGCCTACGTTAAGTGCATCGGCGTTGGCTGCTGTTCCTACTAGTCTTGGTAAGTTGCCACCTAAGAATATACTTGCAAATTCACTTGCTTCTTGATCATTTGCAGGAGTACTAATATTAATACCTGCTTTGATTTCATCAAAGCCTGCAATAGCAATTTTAGGAGTAAAAGAATCTTTTGAAACAATTACAACTGGCTGATCACCAATGTATAATATTAAAATACTCCTGTCTACGTTTGTACTGTCTGAAATAGTTTCTACGGCTGGTCCATAACGTAGGCCGTCAATAGAACTTTCTTGAGGCCCTACTAGTAACCAACGTGTACCTGTATAAATTCTTAACTGCTGATTTGTTGTATCAACCCAAAGTTCACCAACTTTAGATGTTTCAACACTAGGTGCAACTGGTGATTTTTGAATATTTGATGCTGCTTTCCAGTTTGTGTTATCCCATAACTGTAAAACACCATTTGTAGTATCATACCATAATTGTCCTTCTGTAGGATTGACTGGTTGATTAGGACTTGCAAAATTTTCTAATAAGTTTAGAAAGTTTTCTGCAATAATTTGTCCGTATCCTGTGACGTTACGTCCTGGAAATGTTAAACTAGTATCCTGACTTGAGGTGTTATCGAAAACTGTGATAGGTGTTTTGTTTTCGCTATCTGTAAAATTTACAATATATGGCATACGTTACACCTCCGTAAAGCCAGTTAAACTCTGGACTCTAATTGTATAATCTATTTGTAATAATCTATTCAATGACTTTTGTATCGGATGGAAAACAACGTGTGTTAATAACTTTCCATTACCATTTGGATTATACCATTTTAATCCTAATTCATCAAAAACAAAATCGCCATCTAGGTCAACGCTGTTATCAAATGCTTCTTGCTCATCAGGCTCACCGTAATCTAGTAAACAACTAATAATAATATCACTGTATGTTGCACCACTTATGTGCCTTACTTCCATTTTATTTCTTACAGGATCGTTATTTGTAGTTGCATTTTGATCTATAATTTTGTTAAATGTTTGGTTATAGAGACTTGAGTTTGTGCCAACAGTATTAGGCGTCAAATATGTAATTAACCCGGTAGGGTCAACTGTTGTGCCGCCACTGCCAAAGACCATTTCATAAATTGTACCTTGTCCTTGGTTAGATAAAGCATTAACCATTGCAATACTCATATTCTCGTAATGGATCGCATTCCTTTTATCTTCAAAAACTTCGCCAGTTTCTGGATCAAAAATCTTAATGTGACCTTCAAAATTAAACCCACCTACTTCATTAGGGTTTTTAGGGTCTTTTGTGTTTTCCGTTTGTTTTGGCATATCAGTCTCTTCGTGTTTCATAGTGTATTTATTCAGGTAATCTCGTACTCTTCTCTGCTATGAATGTACTAATTGGAGTACTATTTTCAAGCAATGTG